CACCCCTTACCATTCTCGCCTCTTCAACAGGGTCAGACTTAACTGCCTCTATAATACGATCGTAATACCCCAAGGGTAAGTTAGCTATATTCTCACTAATAGGTACATGGTAGGTTGAGTAGTCATCATTCCATTTGCCATCTGCATCATAAGGTTCTTCAAAGAATCTTTTATACACCCAGTGACTCGGTCCGTCTGGATTGCATGCGGCAAGGTACTGTTGCGGGCCGTGAATACCCTGTCGTCTACCCAACTGCTGAACAACAGCATTAAAGTAATCTGAAGTATCGAGATTGGTAAGCTCGTCCACGAAAACAAGACTCGGCTCAAATCCTTTTATTCTATCTTTAATGAAGGATCCGTAAGGAACAGATATAAGAACCACCCTTGAATGTCCTCCGAATCTATTCTCAATATCTATAAATAAATTCTTTTGAGTATCTTGTCTTTCGTCCGTGTGGTTTAACCCGATTCCATCTTTCCATTCAGGTAATATTTCAACTTGTAGCTTATGCCACACTCCACCAAGTGTAGCTTGTGATCGAACACCAACAATAATTATAGCGAGTGCATTAAAGTTTTCATAGCAGTGACGAACGAGTTTATGGCCACCGAGTGAAAAGGTCTTTCCGGAACCCCGTTCTCCATAAGCGAGAATATAATTTGAAGGATCATCAAATATAAGTTGCTGAGTAGGACTGAGCGAAGGAGACCATGATATAACCTCTTGTTTCTCACTTTTCTCATCTTTAATAACTTCGGCAAACCGATCAGCTAGTACCTTGTTCTTCAGTTTTTTCGACATCTTTTAGTTCCTTTAGTGGTCTAAATCCTGGTTTCTTTTTAGCACCTGATTTCTCATTCTGATCATATAGTCTAAGCTGAAACTCTAAACCCTTCAACAATCTGTCATGGAATTTTCCCTGTTGCTCGCAAGCCTGAATAAAAAGCCTAGTCTTTAATGCTTTTTCCTCAATATCCATAGTCTCGTCCTGAAGCTCCTCTTTGAGATGCTCTGCAACTTCAAACAAAGAAACGTTCTGCCTAATATTAAGCTTTTGAGTAACCCTTAGAGCCTCAGCCATTAGCATACCAACTGAATCATCAAAGTGCTTAAATACTTCAAGCTTCTTAGCACTTTCCGGCGACGAGAACATAGAGTTTATATCATTCTCGAATGCATCCCTACCGTTCTTTTTTAGGTTCTTTAACATACGCTCATTGCGTTGTTCTGGTGGTTCTTGTCTAGCTAGAACATCAATATCATCGGGAATGTCATTAGATGTTCCATTGTCCACCCAAATTGCTCTTAGGTGTGGGTCACCAAGTACTCGATCTCGAACATATAGTTTTCTTACTTTTAAATGCTCGGCGGTCTTCTTGTAGTCTCCGTCGTATTTCTTTAAGACTTCTCCAAGAAGTTTAGTGTCTACCTTATGAGCTTTTGGCATTTTCTAAAACTTTAATTAAAGGCAAAAACACTTCCTTCCAGTAGGGTGACTGGCGCAAATAACTAAACTTAGCACCCTTCCTAGAATAGGCACGCATGCGATTTCTATCCTGCCAATCAAATGGATCAAAATTACACCCGTAGCAAAAACGCATTATTTCACCAATAGGAACGGGATCCCATGACTTGGTTCTACTTATCTCCTGAATCCTAGCCATAGGGAACCCACCTTTAATAGCAATCTCCTGATCTGATAAAGCTCTAATGTGCTTTATCCCGATCTTCTGCCGGGCAAGCAATCTGATTAGTGGTGGTGGGTATTCATTCAGAATCCCCCACGGGGTTCTTTTTTTTCCATTTTTTAACTGCATCATAAGCTCCTTCTAGTTTATTCCACCCATTCTGCTTTGATCCCATCAGTACTCTACTGCCGCATCCTGGTCTGATACCGACGATAAACCATTCATCCAAGAACTCTTCTACATTTGGCCGTATGGTCTCATACAGTTCAAATGTCTCCGATTGTAATTTATTATTATCCTCCATACCAAAAGCAAAAAACAAAAAACGAATTAGGTCAAGTGAAACACGAATTTAAGTGTAACTTTGACACTATGACGAATTGACAAATTGACAGATTAAAAATTCAGTTTGTAGTGCAGTTGCACTACATCCTCGCGCGCGCGTGTGTAACTAATATAGATATATCTATAGATATATCGTCTTCGACTACATTTTGATATTAAAGAACTCATCAGACTCTTCTTTACCCACTCTGTTATTTTTATAATTAGAAAGAAATACTTCACTGCTCATATGCCCCATCGTATCGAGAGCCCACGCAAAGTCTCGCCAATATCCATAACTTCCAAATGAATGCCTTGCACCATTTGCGGGGTAAGTAAACCCTGTTACTCCTCCCCCGCCACGCCTTCCGTTGTTCTCCCACCCAAATGCTCTTTTGGAAGCTAATGCTCTCGCCTGACTAAGTGCGTTGTAAGTAACAGGATTAACCATCCCCTTTCCGTTCTTGGGTACCCAGCTCCATAAGTTATCGGGTGGTATGATCCATCGCTCCCTTCCGGTCTTGGTGCGTTCTGCCATTAATCCTATACGCTTGCCCCATTGAATATCTGAATATCTGAGCATTTCCATTTCAATCTCAGCACGTATTCCTGTGAAAAACATAACCGCAAGTGCGGGGCGATACTTTTCGTGAATAGCGCCAAGTATGCCCTTGGTCTCCTCGATCGAGCAAATACCTGGCAACTTAGCAAACTCCTTCTTTGTAGCTTCGATCTGAAGCCCCTTGTTAACGGTAGAATACCACTGCTCTTTAATTTGCCCGTAACCCTTGGATCCGCACCATGCCATAAAAATCTTAACTGCACCACCATACCCGAGCTTTGTTTTGTGCGACCAGTTCCCGGAGTTCACATATTCAATGTAATCCTCCGATGTCACCTCACTGACCAATCGATCGGCACCGAACCATCGCAAGAACTTCATGACGCGATCCTCGGTAGTAGCTTTGCCCTTCTGTCTTGGCTTATGGTCATTATCATTTCTTTTCCCGTAAGCTAAAATGTATTGATCGAACGCAACCGATAAAATTGTTTTATCACCCGCGGGTTCTTTTTTGGACTCCCCTGCAAGCCAACCCAAAACATCAAATTGTTTTGCTTCAACTTGGGTATTAAAGAATTTCCTCTTCCTTTTCCCTTCATGAGAAACCGTAAGTGCCCACATATCCTTATTCCTAACTTTTCTCCTAGCTATACTTATTTTCATCTGTTGGCACTTTTGTTGGCAGTAAATTGGTGAAACATAGGTATATTTAGGTATAGAGTGGTAAAATATAAGTCTACCAAAAAAAAGACCCTCCCGAAGGAAGGCCTTTATTTAAGCGGGATTCTCGCTAGTTATGAATGGCACACCCGGAGGGAGTCGAACCCCCAACCTCCTGGTCCGTAGCCAGTATTTAATCGTCTTGAATACTAGGACTTGAGGTGCTGTTGGCAGTTTGTTGCCAGCCTCCACCTTTCCATACCCATCCAAGAGTTTTTAACTTTTGCGACATAATTGTATTAGAATGGTTGAGGTTTTGGATTCTTTTTGAGAACCGTTCATCAGTCATCTGCATACTAGCGGTTATCTTGTCCGAATTTCTTACTAACCACCAATCGATAGCTGAAATACCCGCAACTGCAACAATAGCTAAAAATGTAGCAGTAAATGCAAGTGCTTTGATAATCGTAGCCATCTTGTCGACCTTATGTGCTAGATCATGAACATCATTTAATTTCTGTCCATCTACCCTGATTTCTTTTATTGGGACATCGAACCGAGTTTCCCACTCTTTTGATTCGTGAAGGATCGTTACCGTAGGTTCTTGAGAGGAGTATTGGTTTGGTGTCATAGTTATTTTCTACTCAGTTGCCATGCGAACTTGTCAATTTGCATAGCATCTGTTTCAGGCACCTTGTTGCCCGTGTTGGTTATTAATTGTGTATATTGTTCTACCGAGTCAGCTACATAGGCTCCTACGGTTTTTTTGGTTACAAGAAGGGATTCTTGCATTTGCTGGTAAACCTCCAGCGGGATGCGAGTGTTTATCGCAATGTAATCCTTTTTTGATGATTTTTTCATGTATTGTTTGTTTGGGCAAATGTAGTGTTTGTTTGGGCAAATTAATGCAATTAAGCACGAATCAATATTAAATGTAAAGAAATGATAAGAATGTCAAGTTTTTATAATAAATAAAATTATTAATATACTAAAGTGCATTTATTTTACGAAATAAAAAGATTTTTCTTTTCTTTATCATAATGTGCATGTACAACCCATTCCATGACAAGATTAGATGTGGATGAACAAACAATGATTAAGAAGGGAGAGGCGGCACGGTTACTAGGATTCGGCAATACTGCAGGGTACAAGTATCTCGATTTTCTTGCCCTTCATAAAGTAATACTACCCGTATTTCTGCCGGGAATTAAAACCCCAAGATACATGAGGGAAGAGGTCTTAGCGATCGCGAATCGAGAGCCTGCAGAAATACCCGAGTTTAAAATAAATTAACAAAAGGAGGATTGTTATGGATATACCAAATCTGAGCGGTTTCGCTGACCCCCAAAATGTCAGCAAAAAAGGAACGGGAAGTTTTAATGCTTCTTACATAAATTGGGCGCGTACACTTCACGATATTCGTGAAAACGCAAAAGGTTGGATGCCTGAAATGATTGAGAATGTTCATGGCGAGCAAGTACACCCATGCCCTGATGGTACTGGTTATTTAATGATTCGCTTTCGTCATGAGGATGGCACAAAGACTACCGCTATTCCTCATGCAATAATGGACAATAAAATGCACCCAGTTAAGGGGGATAGAGTTAGTTCCCGTGATGTTTCTGATTCATTTGTCCGAGGGGCATGTAAATGTGCCGCTGCCGTATTTGGGTACGCATGGCAAATGTGGTCAAAAGACGATCCTATGGAGCGAACTGCTGAAGAGGATCGAGAAATTGAAGCCCTCCGTGAAGAGCGTGCTAATATTAAAAAAGGTGCAATCAAGCAGTCTTATGCTCAAGCTGAGCAGACCGAGGAGGAGATCAAATATGTCGGCAACGATGTAACCGATCAGCATTCAACCCCACAGGGTTGGCTTGAGGAGAATGATCCAGTAGCTGTACAGGATGATGTACAATCATCGTTGTATACCGCGGTTTCGTGGCGTGATGCAATTTGTCCATTTCCAAAGCACAAGGGAAAAACATTAGGTGAAGTGGAGAAGGAAGATTCTAATTACTTAAACTGGATACTTGGATTGGATGATATTAAGTCCGAAGAATTA